AAGAGCTCGGACTTGCACTGGCCTGCGGATACGGGCGCAACAACAAGTGGACAGTTAGATTGCCCTCTTGGTTCTTGAAGTCAGGGATGAACCGCTTCATGAACAGCATCTGGTCACCGTCGCCAATGTCAAAGTAACCAGACTTGACCAAAGCCGTGATGGCCGCTCCGTTGCCGTTCTTGCCGTCTTCTTGGTTGTATATCAAAGAACGACCAGCGGTCAGGCCATTGATCGTACTGATGCTGGTTTCAGTGCTGGCAGGAGAGTACTCAGCAGCAGTCGGTTTAGAGTAGGTGCCTAAATCCGTCCATGCTGTACGCGCCATAGTACCAATAGACCAGACATTCTCTAAGTAGTTGTACGTCACAAATCGATCGATGTAGTCGGATGTGTATGAGCAATACCACCAAGTGACCTCATTGAACTGGGTGTTGACGCCGATGTTCACCTTGGTATTTTGTACAACGTTAATGTCCTGGAACACGTAGTCTTGAACTGTACAGGCAAGCTTTTTTACCGTTCCGTCAAACATGAAAAACGCATCCTTGCCCATCCAAAACGACACACCATTGACGTCAGCAGAGGCATGCGGGCCTATCAGGCCACAGTTAGAACCCAGTTGCTGAAAGCCAAAGGTGTAGGGCGGACCGATGAACTGCATGCCGTGCAAAGCGGTATCTGTCCAAATGAGAATCTGTCCTCTGGATCGATCGGCAGAGACGATGTGGTTGCCGTCCGTGAGCCGTTGTCCGCCGGCCGTGTTTGTCGCACTCTCAGCAAAGCTGGTGATGTCCTCCTGATTGGAGAAACGAACAAACATGGGGTCTTGTGTCGCTGGAGTACCAATCGTGGACTCCGTGCCAAAGCACACCAAGTGCCTGTCTGGGGTAGACACAAGCGCATAGGTGCTCTTTGTGGGAGCACCGGAAATAGCCGTTACACGTGTAGTGATACCCGCACTTGTGTCAAACAAATAAATGCCACCGTTCGCAATCTGGCATATAACGTCTTCACCAAAACTGTCAAACTGCCAGACCCGCGAATCAAGGGCCACGGAAGTAGAGGGTGGCCTTGGTGTTCCCCAAGTGCTCGCGCCCCACGTTCCTATGCCCCAGCCGTAGTCCACTGTACTGACGGCAGTGCCTACGTTGATTTGATAGGCAGCATTCGCAGTGCCTGCGGCGTTGACCGTTGACGTGGCAGCAGCAGGGGAAAGGATGGTGTATTCATTAGCATTTGTGATGAACTGAATCTCAAATTCACCAGTCAAACTTGCGTTAGAAATGCCTCCAGGGTTTCCTGTGACGGTGGAGAACGTAACAAAGTCCCCTGTAATAGCGCCGTGAGCAGTGTCATTCACTGTGACAGTGGTAGAGGCATTGATCGTGTCAAAGGTGACGCCAACTGCTGTTCTACGAATAGGGGTAACGTCTCCCCACAAAGCACCATACAAAGCGTACAGTTTTCTGTTTGTGCCCACAATCATGTAGGGGGAGCCATCCAAAGCATTCCATGTATATATCTCGCTGATCATGCCCACCAGATAAGACGGGGACTCATTAAACTGGGTCCAGCCGCCTATCTTCTCAGGAAGGCCATAGCGAAANCGCACGTAGTCCGAGTCAATCCAGCCGCCTTCAGCGCCGTACTCGGTGTTTTGTTTGTCTACACCAGGTTTGAGAACAATTCGTGCGAGTGCCATGGCTTATCTAAATCCTGCGGTTTTCTTTGCTATCTTTTTTGGTTGAGCTACAAACTGCTTTCCGGCCGCCTTGCCTTTGCGTTTGGCCTTGGTCGTGGCTGCATACTCAGCAGAGGACAAAGACTTGATAGCTGCCTCAGGGAGATACCTCTCACCTGTTTTTGACGAAGGCTTCCCCGACTTAGTGCGCCACTTCTGGTCGCCCCAGTTTTTAAGGGATTGCTGTGGGGCTTTCAATCTCGGTAGCCTCCGCCTGCTTTTTTATAGCGCTGCGCCACCATCTGGGCTTTTCTGGCGCTCCATTGTCCTGCGCCAGTGCCTGCTGTGGCCTCTGCCTTTACAGCGTTAAAGATGCGTTTGCGTAACTCGGGCTTGGTGTAGTTTCCTGCGGCGTTGACGGTGGACTTTGCTTCGCCGCCGGCACTTTTCTTTACTGGAGTTTTCATATCAGCCTACATTTCTTTCAAAGTGAGGGCAGTCCACGAGGTTGGAAAAGTTCCCGCCCCAGCGGTTTTTGATGTTCAGTGACTCCCAGTATTCGCCCAGCGGAGCAATGGTCGCCTTGTCCCAGATTATCTTCCCATCCTTGAAGAAGTTCAAGTCTATGGCGCACCGCTTGAGGTGGATGGACTTCATGGTCTTTGATCGGCCTGTCTTGAAATAAATAGCCTGCTGCTCAGGTGTACGGGCAAGCTCGCCGCCAGTAACTTTAAAACCTTGTTCGGTGGCGTAGGTAATGAGTTTGCAGGCATCCAGTAGGAATGCGGCTTGTTCGTCAGATAAACTCATTTTTTGCCTTTCATTTCAGCCAGCTTTTCAATGGTTCTGCCACCGAAATACGCTCCCATGATAAGCATTCCCCATTGACCAAGCAAGGAAACGTAGGACTCATTGGCGTTTAAACCAAAGGCCGACATCATGGCAAATAAAAAGTAGCCTAAAAAGATAGCAATCAAGGACATAGGGCGTATGTTTTTGGACAGCCAAGAGTCACTGCTCATGTCGGCTTGCCAACGATCTGTGACATTGTCGGCATCGCTTTGTGCGGCCTTAGCAAACATTTCCATCTCAGCCAACTCCAGCTTGGCCTTTTCAATGCCTAGTTCAAGGAGCTTTTCTTCGTGGTCAAACTGAAGCTGGCGCAGCTTGGAGACGTCTTCTGCGGTCGGGTTGTCAGGAATCTTCACGCCCAGCGTGTTCTCCACGACCTCCTTGCCTTTGGCCTGTATAGCAGAGGACAGCAAGCCAAGCCCGTTTTGAGCCAAGCTACCTAATAGGGATGCAAGTATTGGTAACATTATTTTTCCCGTTGTTTCTGTTCAATTTCACGCCTGAGTTTCTCTACCTTCTCCACCTGCGCTTTAACCTCATGCTTGGCTTCTAGTATGTCCAAATACAACATGCCCAGTAGTGGCAGCATCAGCCCAACCAAAACCAAAGCAGCAACCCAGCCCACTACGTCTTCTCCCAACGATTTATTAGGAGGAGCCACGCCCAAAGATATAGGAGGAATATAGTAGTCACTACTAGGTACACTGACTTTGCTTGGAAGTTTCTTTTTGCCTCCTGCCGTTGCCATTGCTTGTACCTCTGCTGTGCTTCCTGTTTCAGTCTTGCCTGCTCCTGCTCCTGCCCAATAATCTCCCGCATCTCAAAGACTTTGCTGTACAGCGCCCCCATCTCAGGCGGGGATTGGTACACCATCGTTTCTCTGACCGTCACTTCCAGTTCTGCCATCTTCTGCTGGGCCATGATTCTGTTTAAAGCAGCCTCCATTAGATTGGCATTGGGGTCGTAGACTGTCTTGGACTTCTCCTCTTCTTCCCGAATGTGTGCTGCTAACGTCTCTTGGAGCTTAAAGAACTCAGTGAGTTGTTGGACGATTGTGACCATGACTTTGGTTTCATCAACAGCAACATAGGTGTCCTTCTTTTTCCTACCCGCCGTTTCCACAGGTTTATCAGCGGGCCGCCGCCCTTCTTCGGAAAAATAACTCCAAATTCTTCGCCAAATGCTTTGCGCTTCTTTTGCCGCTCCAACAACCTCACCGACAACGGCTTTGACTTCCATAAACGAAGTCTTAGCTTGCTTATATAGGGCGCATCCCTCTTTAATTGCGGCAACGCACGCATTTGCTGCAAAGAGTAGGCTGATTGGGTCCACATGCGCGTGCTCATTTACATGGTGGAGCCAGAGGCTGCCGGGATGGTTGTGACCTGTATGGACATGCTCTTCTTAAGATCAAGAGGAGTATTGCAATCGGAGCAAGTGTCCGCCTCGAGTTCACTCTCGTCCAGGTCGTAGCCACAGCTTGCGCACACGATTTCAATTTCGTGTGCCGGCTCTATGACACCACTAGGCAGCGTCGTCGGAAGGTTGAATAGCTTCATTTTGTTTCTTCGCTTCCTTTTGGATAGCCTCTATGACCTGAAACACTTCAGTGTATGGGCGTGTTCCAAGGTATTGCAGGATGGCATTTACCAAGTTGGTTGAGAGTTTGATTTCGTTCATGGTGCTTCCAGTGCTGTGATTCGTGCTGTCAGGGATGTGATGAGGGCTTGTTGTTCTTGGATGCACTTCATCAGCGCATATTGCAAGTCAGTTTGGTAAATTGACAAACGAACCTTAGAACCATCCCTCTCTGAAGACCAATCAGACTCCATAACTAATTCAGGCGCTACCGCTTGCACATCCTGAGCAACAACACCCAATGTCAAACCATCATCTTCTTCAAGGTTTTGGTCAATGTAATTAAATGTCTGAACAGGGATAGCACAGATTACATCAAGATAAGACTTGGCTGGCGCAAAATTTGTTTTTTCTCTGCGGTCAGATATGTTGACGTTGTTTGCACTGTAGTTGGCGATACCCCCGTTTGAACGGACACTAAATCTGTATGCGGCACTGTCAGTAAAAAAGAAAGGTTCAGATGCTGTGCCATTTGGAGCTTGGGCAGAATACTGTACTGCGACTCCTCTTGGCCCGCCAGATGAGGATGTATTTTGAATTCCTAATTGCCAATTACCAGTGGCGCTAGAACTCACAATACAACTATTGCTTGGAACTCCTGATATTGATGGCGCACTTGTAGCCCCCACCAGCAAGTTACCGCTGGAGTCGATACGCATACGTTCTGTGTTGTTGGTATAAAAAGTAATTGGGATTGCTGTACTAGTATTTACAGCAAGCTGCCCAGTAAAAGCTGATGCCGTTGCACCACCCCTAATTAATCCATCATTACTTCCATTGTTAGAAACCCAAACTGTGCCATACCCATCGGCAGCAGCATTGTTTGCACGAATCCCAACGTGCGCACCAGCACTACTTCCGTACACCTCTAGCTTTGTTGAGCCTAATACAGAAGCAGTACCAATCCCCACATTACCGCTTGCATCTTTCACAATGCCTGTCACGCCAACAGTCAGCGTGTCTGATGTGGCATCTCCAAGGGTGGTGTTACCCGTGGTGGTCAGGTTGACTACAGTCTCTGTGCCTGTGTTGGTGAGGCCGGGGGTCGTGATGCCCGTTGTGCCGTCTAGCGTGATTGCCATGTTATATCCCCAATGCTTGTTTAAGTTTTGCTAACTCTGTTGGGCTTTGCAAAATCATATCGGTTAATGTTGGCATAGTAGGCATTTCAACCAATTCTGGCGGGTTAGGGTCTGTAAATTGACCATTTGCGTAAATAAATCCAACATTTGCTCTATCTTCTTGAATTGCAATATGCCCATTTTCAAAACCAGCGGGGGGCGTAGATGGTTGTTGGTCATATTCAATGACATTGACAACAATCCCATTTTTAACAATTGCGTATTTCATACATAGTACTCCTGAACAATAATCATCCCGGAACCTCCGGCACCGCCAGCCAACCCGCCACCCCCTGCTCCACCCGCAGTTCCAGCCGCACCAACCGCATACGAAGATGTTGCCGCTGGAGAATTTATGAGTTTTTCG